GCATCATAAAATCAGCCATGATATAGCGATCTGATCCACCGTACTGCCAATAAAGCATTCTTTGATTTTCTGTTGCATCTGCATAGAATTGTGCTCTAGCAACCAAAAGTCCTATCTCTCCCAAAGTAGTATCAAAATCACCCTGGTCTAGATTAATAGAAGTATTTGGCGACATTACAAATGTTTGCATTTGATAGCCGGAAAAACTCTGAATTGGGTAAAAGAAATCAGAAAGGTTTAGCTTATCTAGCGTTTCAGCCTGCCACGAAACATTCATGGAGGTGTTATAAAAACTCACATAGTGAGGATCATTGAAATCAGAAAATGTTAGATTGACCCTGTTAAGACCCGCTTCGTTTAGGGCAACCAAAGTGTATTGGGTTTCAAACGAAGCAGTTAGACCAGGATCTAATCCTACTTTTGCAGTACCTAGGCCGAAAAAAGGATTATTGCTGCCAGTTGAACCGCCACCGGAGTCACCTCCGTAAATATCAAGATCACCACCTGTAACGTTTACCATTTTATAATCTTGTTGGATTTAATGCTGCAGTTGGGGCTTCTACAGATCTTGGTAACACCCTTTTTTCTTCTATAACCACTCTTCCGTTGTGCTCGGTCTCAACCTTTTCAATTCCTTCAGATTCTTGGGGATTAAGAATTTCTTCCTCTACCGGATATAAAGAACCCCCAGCGTCTATAAGAAGTTCTTCTTGAGGTATTTCAGTAATCAAAGGTTCTGTAATTAACTCGTCTAAAACTACACCCTCTGTTTTTTTCTCCGTATTTTCGACTGGTTCTGGCTCAGCTTCAGGGGTTTTATTTTCGCCAACCTCTTTTTCTTCAGGCTGTGCTATAACTTCTTCCTCTGGTTTAATGTAATCTACTAAGGACTTAATAAAGCCTAAAGCTACTATAGGGAGAATTGCTCCAGAAACGATACTCAATACCCTTTTCTGGAAAATCAATTCTTCTTCAACTATACCAAATAATTCGCTCCATGCAGTAAAGTTCTCCAGGTTAACATATGCATAATAGGTATTACCCATTGCTTGCATAGCAGTTAAAAGGAAGAATAGCATCCAAACTAAACCCTTATTCATTTTCTTTAATGCAATAAGAGAAGCCAAAGAAGCTGCTGCTCCAACCTCGAATGCAATAGCCAAAGAAATTGCTAGCCAATCAGGATTGGATAATTTGAAAAAATCAATAACGTGAATGGTGGATATTACCGATACCATAAGGTAAAGGGTAACAAAAGTACCTATAATAAACCCACTTACAAGTCTGGATTTATTTTCCATTTTGTGATTCTATCTTATTTCGAATATCTGACAATGAAGCTTTTCCTTTATCAAAGTCGTCTTCAAAAATTAGGAATTCAAACATAACCTGTCTCATTTCGTGTTTCATTTCTCTTTTGGTTACACTTGAATCGAGATGTGCAGAAATCTTAGCGTTTTCTTTCTTGATTTTGTTAATCTCGCTGTTAACTCCGCATTGTCTGAAAAAAACAATCACCAATAAAACCAATACGATGATTGAAAAGTTGTCTTTAATCTTTTGTAACATAATTTTAGATTTAGATTTTACTATATATCATTCTTGAAACGTTCATCTATAAACACAAAAAAGCACCCCGAGAGGAGGTGCTTTTTTGTGGTAGATTTATAAATTAAGACAATTCCAATCCTTGCTGAGCTGCTGCAAGTTCTTTTTCAAGACCTTGGATTTCAGCTGCGTCAGCTTTAGTTGATTCTAAAGATTGGCTGAATGGCTTAAGCATACTGATGAATTTTTTAGCTTCACCTAATCCTTTACCAGATGTTTTAGAAAGGAAGTAGTGGGAAGCTTCTAAAGGCAATGCACTCATATAAAGAGTTTCTTGTTTGATTCCGTCCTTTTTTGCCTTGTCGATAACCTTGCAAATTTCAATAACCCCAAGAGCTTCTTTTTCTCTCCACTCCGCATTATTTTCCATAAAAGAAAAAAAGTTATCTAGGTCTTCCTTTGATTCAAATTTAACAGCGTAAACTTTCTTGGAAATCCTATCCTTAGCTTCTGCAAGTGTTTTTTCACAGTGCTCAATTCTTTTCTGATCTAGCTTAGCTACGAAATCTTCCTCCTGCGGAAGCTCAGCAGCAACGTCTGCAGCGTTTAGGGTAACTACTTTTTGTTGAACTTGGGTTTTCTTTGCCATGGTTATAATTTTATTTATATTTTAGAAAATCATTCTAATTTGTTTCGTTATCCAACGTCAAAAACATCGAATTCTTCCCTATTATGCTGGCAATAAACTTTTAGCCTTTCCCTAAGGTCCTTCACAGGATAAATTTTTGCTTGAGCATCAGGTCCTATGTGAACAAGGAAACCTCCGTGAGTTTTAATCCCAAGCTCTTCCTCTATGATTAGTCTATAGAGACTTATTTGAATAGAATATTCATTATGAGAATTTTCATAAAGATCGTTGAAAGGATGCAGGAGCTTTTTGTATCTTCCCTTAGGGTGCGAATCATCCTTTAACTCTTTATTTGTTTTCCAGTCTCCAATTAGGAATAGGATTTCTTGTTTCTTTTCGTCCCACATTAAAAAAGGTTGGTCCACTGTACCCGCCAATTTCCATTTCTTAGAAAATACTTTAAGCTCAGATTTAAGAGGAATTAATTTCTTAAAGCGTGCTTCGTAAAGATCTAAAAACTTTTGGACCCTAGCTAAATCGATGGGATCCTCAGGGAGTTGTGGATCTAGACCAGTCCAAAAATCCTCTATCCATTTATGTACCCTGGTTCCAAGTTCTGTTGCTGTGGTAGCTTTTTCTGTCCATTCGTTTTCAATAATTGACGGATGTACACCTCTCTCCTGAGCTTTTCTCTTGATCCAATACTCTCTTTCGAATGGTACTTTAAATCGTTTCAGAAATGTTGTAACCGAATCGTATTTAATTCCATTGAAGGTATACGAGTGGCTTTCTTCCTCGAAAAGAAATTTAGGGTCTTTAAAAAATTCTAACTTCTTATTGTAATCTTCCTTTATCTTATCCCAATCCATTTGCTGAAAGTAACCCTAATAAATATGACCAATTAAAATAAACGTATGCAAAGATGTATATTTCCAGTAGAAATCTAAATATCCACATCCAGCTGAATTCACGGAAGACAAAATAATAGATTACTAAAAAAGAATCACCATTAGCCTCAGGTAGTGGTCTTAACAAAGGTGCAATGATCTCTTGTAGATTTAAACGGGTAAGATATTCGTTGACCGGTCTAATTTCTTCAAACACCCATGCAGGTCTTGCTTCGATAGGAAAGTCCCTAGATTGCGTAACCTCTGGAGGTAGATTTACAACTGTGTAAATTCTTCCAAACCAATCTCTTCTTAGTTTAAGCTTGTTCCACTCTGGTGAATCTATTGACTCCTTCTTTGTTATGCTGATGAAATCAGAATAAAGCTTAAGGTCTTTTAAAACAGACAGGAGTCTAAGAAAAACAAAAATTCTAGATAAAAATCCCATATTATTTTAAGTTTTGTTTTTGAGTAATATCTTCCATCTTCTTTCTGATCTTAGTTCTAGCCCTTCTGATCCTAGTGGCAATTGATCTTTTCTTAATACCGTACTTATCTGCAATATCTTTGTACTTCATACCATGGATCTCACGGTCGATCATGATGTCTCTATAAAGAACTGGGAGTTCCCTAATTTCATCGATAACTTGTTCATAGACATCATCTATATCCGAACCCCCCGATAAGAAATTCCAGAGCGGGTCATCCTCAATTTCATAGACTGGGTTTCTTTCTTCAGCCTTGGAAGATTCATATTCCATTTCTTCCATTGACCTCGAGACAAATCTTTTTCTACTCTTGAGTAAAAGCAAAGACTCGTTTCTTGCTATATTGTAACACCACGTGGAAAAGTTTCCTCTTGATGTATCGTACTGGTCAATTTTTTGCCAGACCTTGGACATTGCATTTAAAAATGCATCCTCCGCTAATTCTAGATCTTTTAAGATCGTGTAACAGTGATTAAGAACTCCTGGTTTAACCCTCTCGTATAAGAACTTGAAGGACCTGTCATCTCGTTTTTCAATAAAATTCTCTGCTAATACCTGAATGTTTTTCTCTTTTGCCATTAGATTCCCCTTAATTTTTTTATAATGTTTTTTCTATCCTTACTATCTCTATTCCTGCATTAAACAGGAACTGGAGAGATTCAGGCTTTCTATATACTTCTTTGAATACCAATCTTTTAATTCCAGATTGGATAATCAATTTAGAACACTCTAAGCAAGGTGAGACCGTAACATAAAGCGTAGATCCGTCCGAGCTTTGTGTGCTTTTAGCCAATTTTGTTATTGCATTAGCTTCAGCATGTAGAACGTGAGTCAGAGTAACGTTGTCTTCGTCCTCACATTCATTTGGAAATCCAGTAGGAGAACCGTTGTATCCATCGGAAATGATGGATTTGTTCTTGACTATTAAACTTCCCACCTGCATTCTCTTACAATAAGAATTGGTAGCCCAAACCTCAGCCATTTTTAGATAGACAAGGTCCATTTTCTTATCCTTCGGTAAATAAAAAGTTTCGCCAGGAAGATCATCCGGATGATCAAAGGAAAAAACTTGAGATAAATTTGGTTTCGCTATCCACGATCCAATTCCTAAAAGTCCTGCGTCAGAGAAAAATACCTCCGAGGGATGGACTAAAACCTTCCTATTATTATTCATATACTGGCAAAAAAACAAATGTACTGAACAAATATAGCATTTCGATCCGCATAAAAAAAATGTTTCAGCAAAAAGGTTCAGAATGTATTTGAATTTGGCCTGTATGGTCTATCTGAAGCGATAGACAAAGGACCACTTATGGATTTGTAAATTCCTGCCAAAAGGCCTTTTATTTCTTTAATATCCTGTTCTGTCATCACCGATGAGGAATCCCCAGACGATGTCTTTTCAGGTTTTACCGTTTGTATATCAGGTTTTACCCCAGCATTTTTCTCCACCGAAGAGGTAGCACTTATTCCTTCAGCGGTAGCAGCAGGAGTTGTTGGCGTTGCTTTTTTCTCCCCTGTTTTCAAAGTCTGCGTTTCATTACTTAACTTACTTCCTTGCTTAAGCCTTTCTGTTAGTGCCTGGATATCCTTAGCTGAAACATTTCCTGAGTCCATGCTTTCTAGCTCCATGTCTTTTTCACTAAGAAGCTTTTGTTGCGGGTAAATTTTTTTTTCGCTAAGAAGATTTTGCTGAGGGTAAATTTTTTCAGAAAGCTTTGCTCCTTCTTCCTTTAGAGATTTTAGCGGGTTTAATTTTGGTGATGAAAGAATCTCCTGAAGTTTGGATTTATCCTTTTCTTTTTTAGAACCTTTTTCTTTCTCTATCTCATCCTCAGATTTCTTTATCTCCTTGGGTTGATTTTTTTCAGAAAGCTTTTGGATATCTGAAACTGACATAGTTTCCCTGTATCCCTCAATGAATTGCTTCATCTCATCTTCTAGTAAAGATGGGTCCTCGTCAAAATCTTTTTTAAACTCATCATATATTTCTTTCCTATATGCATCTATTTCAGATTTAGGTACTTTTACACCAAAAGAATTTGTCACAGACTCATCTAACTTAGACCCACCGGTAACAATCTTAGAAGCTTCTTGACTCTTATTACTTTCAACGGATGCCGCGGTTTCCTTTGATTTTTTGAGATCGTCCATTTCCATTTTAAGAAGCTCTGCCATCTTATCTTGGGAATTTACAACATTTCCTTTTTGCAATTCAACTAACTCTGGGCCTTTTTCTCCTACTAAAGCTACCCCTCCTGCATCTATCTTACCTCCGTCTTGTAGCTTAGGTATATTTACAAGTCTTCCCGCTACTGCGCTTATCAAATCTTTTGTAACAAGTCCTGGTTTTACCTGAGCCTGATTTTCTACCACTGCAGGTTTTATTTCCGCTTTAGACATATCTGGAAATCCACCTTTAAGTGTTTTTTCAAGGTTGCCAAGAAATCCCTGATTTTGCTTATTAAAAGCATTCATGATAGATTCGGAGAAATTCTTAAAATTTTTCTCTTCTCCAGTTTTATCGGTAGATTTATCCGATGGCTTATCTGTGCTGTCTGAAGCTTTGGTTTCTTTGACTAATGAAGATAACTCTTTATTGGTATCCTTACTTATCTTATTGGATTCTCTTAACTCCTTCGCAAGAACATCCATGTTCAGGGTAAGGTTTGAGAGTTCTTTCAGGATTTTAGAGGTATCATTCATACCTTATATATCACGAATAACAAGGGCTAAGAAAATTATTTCTTGAAGTTAAATACCTCAACCTGTCCAGAATCTTCCATGGTTTGCTTGTTCTCTTTTTCTATGCTTACATTCAGCTTGTCAATCCAGATCTGATATTCATAGAAAGGAATTGTCTCAATCCACTTAGGATCTAGACCGTGCTCCTTCCACATCCTAAACTTGATATCAAAGAAGTTCTCTAAAGATATCTGAAATAACGAAAAGGGATCTGAACCCTCCGGGAAAGGATATAGGGGCGGTGACCTCCGACGCACCGCAAGCTTGACAAGGCAAACTAACCTCTAACTTTGTTCCTATCTTAATCTCCTCAGCTAATTGAAAATAAATAGAAAATTCTTCCTTTGTCCAGGATTCAGAATCTGATGATTTCATCTGAATTTTTCTATCATCCAAGCCTCTCCAATCATCAAATAGAAACGGTGCAATCTTTATAAAACTCTCGTCTATTTCTTTACCTGCCCTTACTGAATTCTTTACGTAATTAGAAATTGCATCAATAACCCCAATCGAAGGAACCGCCATCGCTAGTGACTTTCCTATACGATTAACAGGGAAAATGAATTTTCTTTCAACCTTAGAGTAATACTTCATCAACTTCTGATCGAGCTGATAGTTTGTTAGCACACCTGTTCTTAATTCTATCCCAAATTTGAATGCACAGTTTTCTTTTTTGCATGTTACCTCTGGGGTTAAAACTATACGATTTTCTCCTTTAACAAAAGAAAGATCCCGAATTGCCATGATAATGAAGAATCTATCCTCCTGCTTTAAATCTCGGTATGACATAACTCCTTCGCCTGGAAATTTCATAACGCAACATGTATTAAGTATCATGTTCAGCTTAGCATCAATGTCTAGCATATCGCTCTCATCGATAGTAGAATAATGCCTGATCTCTTTAACTTCAGCTGCTCTAATAGCTATCTGTGTTCCTTCTGGATAGAAAAGACCTCTTGAAGGAAGAATGCTTACAGGAAGATTTTTCCACCCGATTTCTATGGCAGGGGATTCTTTAAAAGTGGATGTATCCTGGGATTCAGCTTCAACCTTTTTAAATTCAGCAGCAAGTGGCGAATCTGCAATCGCAGTATTTTTTCTTTCCAGATTTTCTAGTTCCTTAGGAGTATCTGTAACTTGTGGAGCAGGGGGTGGAAGATCAGAGATTGGATCGTCATAGGAAACACCTCCAATTTGCTCTTTTTTTCTAAGAATTTCTTCTGGTGAAAGGTTAGGTCCGGACATATTGTATATTTACTTATATAACACGGGACGTGAAAACTCACAAACCGTGTAAGTTTTATACAAAAAATCTAAGATAAAGTTCCAGATTATAGGAACTGGTCTTGCCAGTAATCAGACTTCCAAGTAGTGTCCAATATGTAAAGAGCGTCTCCACTCTCGTAATTGAGATTCATAGGGGTCAATGGCTCAATAGGAAAGCAATTGTTTAATGTAATTCTTCTAAATACATCACCTTGCTTATTGAATATTGAAATAACCATTTGGCCAACGTAATCTCTTTTTAATCCCATAGCACCAGTCAATGGGTTGTAGATAAGATCTGACCATTGTCTTAGAATCTTGTACATGGTCATTGAATTATTCTCGTCAAGGTTTACCTCAAACGCTACACTAAACTGAACATCAGAAGTTGAAGGCTCGCCGCCAGCATATCTTCTTTCTGCAAACTTATAGTACTGAGTTACCGGTGCTGCAGGCTGAATATCTACTGCCAAGCTACCAGTTACACTTTTTACCTGCTGAGTCATAATAGACTCACCATTAAATCTCACGTTAGCCAATGTAACGGCAGAAGGGGGTGTAATAAGAACCTCAAACTGGTTAAGAAAAACTGGTTCGTAGTTATTCCTAGCTGCCTTCGAGTTATTATAGTGTGGTAAACCTGCCATCTAATGTTCTTTTTATTTTATGTGAATAAATCTTCCCAGTAATCCACTGCCCAAGCCATATTGATCTCGTATAGAGTAGTCCCGTTTAGGTAATCAAGTTCCATAGGGTCAATAGCTTTTAAAGGAAAGCAATCCTTACATGTGATCCTTCTGAAAACGTTTCCGTTTTTATTAAATACCGATATAACTATAGTTCCTGTGTAATCCTGCTTGATTCCCATAGCACCAGTCAATGGGTTGTAAATAAGATCCGTCCATTGTCTTAGAGTTTTGAAAACATACATTGAGTTCGCATCGTCTAAGTTAACAGTGAATCTTACTCCAAGATCCAAAGAGGTCTTATCAGGCTTACCCCCTGCATAGTTTCTCTTTGCAAACTTATACTTTTGAAAAACGAATCCTGGATTCTTATCCACATCCAATCCGGTCACGTTTACTACCTGTTCGAGTAGAATTTGTCCGCCCGCTACTGCAGGTGGAGGTATAACAGTTACCTCAAACTGGTTAAGATAAACAGGTTCGTATTTGTTTATCGAGTAAAGTGAATTTTGGTAATGTGGTAAACCAGCCATTAATTCATTTCAATTTTTTTATATTTATCTCTGCTCGGAAAATTCATCAAATCCTTAAACGAAGTTGATGAATCCTCCTGCAGCGATACCGCCTGTTCTTGTTACAGTGATTCTGTTGATGAATTTCTGAATACCCCTAGCAGGTTCGATGATAACATCGATGATACCGATGTTTTGATCAATGATTGCTGGTGTATTGTTAGATGCATCCATAATTACCTGATAAGCGTAAATTCCTCCTCCTGCTCTAACCCCATCGAGGTAGGTATCAACCAAAGTTTTAATTTCCAATCTGATTGAATCCTCGTTGAAATCAAATAGGTAGTTAGCCAAGATTTCTTCAACGTCGTTTTCTACGCTAATGAGAAGATCTCTTACGTGTACCAATCCAAAAGCAGAATTTACTGTTTGATAAGCAGTTTGGTTACCGAATATTACTACTCCGAAACCTCTCTTTTTAATGATAGGGTTAAGTCCGAAAGGCTCGAGCCAACCTCTATCTGTATCAGTAAAGTCATATTCAACTCCTACGATGTTACCCCCTGAGATTGTACCACGCTTTTGACCTGCGATAATATTGTAAGGTTCTCCGTTTGCGAATTTTCTAACGAAATTGTTAGAAACAAAAGCTGCCGGTGGAACGTTTACGTTTCTATTATTTTCTCTGATAGTAATATAAGGAGTATAGAAAGCTGCGTAAGAAGCTCCTAAGTCCTGTGTAGGTAAGCTAAAGGTATAAGCTGGGTTTAGAGATAAGTTACCCCCTTCAGCAATATACTGAGCTTGCAACGGTGGGTAAGGATCTCTATTTGTAGGAGCAGCTGTAAATCTTGGATCTGTGCTTGCTCTGAATTGTGCCATTGAAGGAGCGTTGATGAAAGCCAAAGCTTTTTGTCTCATCATTGCTAACTTACTCAATTGGTATTTAGAGTTAGGTAAGATCTGTCCACTGAATGTATCGATGATGTATCTGAACGATATTACATCTTTAGCTGCTAATGTTGCTGCTATGTTTGTATTATACATCACATCAAGAATCTCAGAAACACGAGCATCAGTATTGTTTGGTCTCTGATCGTTTCTCATTGTATACCCTTTTAGGTAGATGAAATCGAAAGATCTAGTAAATTGAGGTATAGACTTAAACTTCTGAACCTGAATAGGACTTCCTGCATAATACAGGATAGGTCTTGCAGTTGTTACTCTTACTACCCCAGAAGTTGCTGTTTGAGCTACAGAGGTAACTTTAGTAAGCCTTCCCTGTCTATTTGCTCCTACAGTTTCACAAAGTGATAAGTCAGTAGAAACCAAATAATCGCCAACAGAAATTATAAAATTGTTAACTTCATTTGGAGCAAAGTGGAAACTAGTGCTGTCAATTTTAAGTACTACATCTAAGTATTGGTTAATAGAAGCTACCGTTGAAACGATATCAGTTTTTCCAGCCGCAACAGGTAATCCGTTGTTATCCGAAGCGTAAGGTCCTACTGTTCCATCTGAGAATGCTGGATAGTTAACCAAATTTGCTGGGCTAAGTCTTGCAACGTTGTTGAAAGCTCTTATGTAAGATATGTTGTACTGATCTCTATCTATAGTTAGTTGAGTGTCTAAGTAATATTTAGATACACCGTCATCACTTAACCAAATAACATCACCATCTGCAATTTCTTGATAAAGTACGTTCTGGTAGAGATTTGTTGATATTAATCCGCCTAAAGCGTTAGATGCTGTTCCGCCTGTTACTGAAGCAACGTCTGCTATATCTAAATAATCGGATGCTCCGAAATCATAGTAGTAATTAATCACACCATTACCTGTTGTCCCTTGGGTATCAAATGTTGGTTTTATTGTAATACCCTGAGAAGCATAAACTGCAGTATCTAGAGGGTGGCTATAAGTAATTATAAGGTTGCTTAAAACTTCAGAAATCCCAACAACTTTTAGTTTAACTAAATCACCATCGGTAAATTGATTAATCACGGTTCCCGTTAATCCAGCAGGTATACCAACTTGACCAACTATGAAGGGAGCACTACTTGAAGATGGGGTAAGGTAATTCTTAAGTCTAGTTTTCTCAGCAGAAGTAAGTGAGGTTCCGGTCTGAACTACTGCTACTGCAGCTGCCCCAGTCGCACCTACGCCGCCTCCGGTAATAGTTACTGATGGAGCAGTGGTATAACCAGTTCCGTTATTTGTCATAACGATTCCAGTTACTGCACCACTTGAAATTGTTGCTGTTGCTGTTGCTTGAATTCCGCCGCCTTGTGCAGCAATTGTTACAGTAGGAGCAGCCGTATACCCAGTTCCTCCGTTGTTTACTACTACTTTAACTACACCACCAGTTGCAGCCCCAGAATTTGTTTGAAGGTAATGTAAACCTCCGTATGTTGCAGTTGGGCTAAATGCATTAAATGCAACTGCAGGCGCTCCCGATGTTGCTCCTGTTGAGCCTGTAAGGTGAAATAAGCTACCTACGTTTATAGAACCAGCTGAACCAGAAGCACCAGTAATACCAGTTACATTTTGTGTGTAAAGATAATCCTGAATTAATTGCTGATCGTAGCTTAAGAAATTCAATTTAGGATCTTGAAGATCTCTATCCCCAGTAAGCTCGTCAATAAGGAAGTTTCCTACCAAGTCAACCTTAAATCTGTTTTGGCAAAGGTAGTCTAAAGCTTCTTCATCAACTGCACAGAAAAGACCAGTTGAAGGAGTATTGTTATTAATTAGGGTTTCAATGTATTGGTTATTACCATTTAAATCTACGAAGTTAGGAATTAAGCATCCAGTAACTTGACCAATAATATTAACATTTTGCTGGCTAAGGAAATTGTTTAACTGATCCTTAATAAAACCGTTTCTTGTAAAAAATGCACTCCATTCAGGATCTTCTGAAAGAGCTTCATAGTCTGTCCAATCACCAGAAACTGAGATAACGTCTATAAACCAATCTGCAATGTAGTCATATGGGTGTACATAGCTAGGAACGTTATTGGCTCCATACCAATCAACGGCGAATACCTCGTAGCCTTGTAAAGGTGGCACCGCATCAGTTGATTTTCTAACTATCACACTCATTGGTGATTGTCCAAGGTTTACCAGGCTGAATATTCTACCTTGGTCTACTACAGACATAGTTGCAAGGAAGTAATCAACATCTGCAAACCAGAATCTCTCTTTGTTATAGAAAGATGAATAAAGTCTCGATGTAAGAACCCCGTTGGGCTCATCGGTTGCTACTGAGAATCCAAAATAATCAACTTTGTCTACAGTTGGACTAGTTTCGTCATCGTTTAATTTGAGTAGGTTCAAGGCAAAAACTGGCCCGGTTTGCAAACAGGTTAAAATTGATCTTTGGAAGTAAGATCCCTGCGATTCCAATGTTTTATCAATATCACCAAAGATTGCAATTGCTGTTGTGATGTCTGGGATATAAACCGGAGCGTTGAATGGGCCTTTGTTTGAAAATCCCACCACCAATCTGATTGTCTGGGAAGTTAGGATGACGTTTTCAGACGCATCAAACTCTAACGTGTAAACACCAGAGGCTTTAAATTGGGATAAATCAAGTTTGATTTTCTTTGCCATTATTGTTCAGAAGATATTTTTACATTCTATATATCTATCGGGAAGAGTATATTTATGGACGCTTCCCCGATCTTAACTTTATATATCACTAAGTTTCGTGATTTAGAGCAGTTTGCTGAAGGATCCGTAAAAACCTCCCTCTTTAGTTCCGCCTTCAGGATCGGTATCGTCCAGTTTACTCTCTATTAATTCTTTATATCCTTCGTCAAGCTCGTCATATATTTCACTTATAAGATCGAAAAATGCATTTCCGTCGAAAAGGGCAGAAAGATTCACAACAGTCATTGCAACATCATCATGTCCAGATTGGCTAGCATAGGTTCCTTTTCCAGTTAGGCCAAAAGAAAATAGCTCTGGAATTGTCCAAGTTTTTTCGTTTAAGATAATTCTATTTCCCCGGGTTAGGATCCTAAGCATCTCACAGTACTTTTCTTTGTTCTTTTCGTTGTATTTAATACCTGGCTTGGATATTCTTGCGGATTCAGTGTGTTTAGTATAAAGAAATACTTCCTGAGGAATATTATCGTTAGCGACAATTTTATCTAATAATAATTCGCCCTTAAAGTTTATCTCTAAAAGAATTTTAATCTTTTCGCTGTCGAATACCTTTGTGAGAAGTATTTCTAAAAGCTTTTTAAAGTCTTCTATCTGAATTTCGTTGTCCCTGTAAACACCAACTTGCAAAAGCCCAAAGAAATCTGCTTCATCTTCGAAGTCATCCATTGACTCTATAACTTTTTTAGGCAAAGGAACAACTTTGAAAACATTCATCACTGTATAGTCTCCCTTTCCTCCCCCTGCTAAGTCTATAGACAAAACAAAAGATTTTCCAGTAAAATCAAAATCACTAGATCCCAAAAATTTTGGGTGCCACCTAAAATTTTCATAATTTAAACCAGCATCATCTAGTACGTCTATTTCTCTCCAAATGTATTCGGTCTCGTTTGCTTTAATTTTCTTCAGTTCATTCGAGCCAAGTAATAGGGTAGATGAACTCAAAAACTGGTTTCCATATTCCTGGTTGAACAGTTCCTCGCTTCCTAAGTTTGCTATTTCTTGTTTCTTCCACTCGTCGTCCCTGCCCGGAACTTGCCACCAATCAACCCTTACTGGATTAAAACTGTTTTCACCTGAAACTGCACTTTGATAAATGTCGTGAAATTTATTCATTCCGTTCGGGGTGGAAGTAATTATAATTCTAGATACCTTAGAGGATGAAACTGTAGGATATGTTGACCTAAAGAAGCTTTCTATAAAATTTGGATGAATGTGTGCAAACTCATCCATGTAAAGAAAGTGAATAGTAAAACCAATTGCTGATGTTTTAGTAGTAGTTTTAGCAATAGCCCTACATCCGTTGTCGAATTTCATCGACATTACGTTGTTGACTATAATTCCAGGTTTCAGGAAAAAAGGAAGACCCTTAATAATCGATTTAATTTTATCCATCAATTCCTCTGCAGTACTACCAACGTTTGCAAGAATCATGGCATTTTTGTCGTGATTAAACAGAAGATACCAAACGAGAATAACCGCAGAAGTAATAGATTTACCAACCTGTCTGGGCGCTAGAAAAACATTAAATCTGTTTGCCTGATATTCTCTAATTACCGATACCTGATAATCCCTGAGCTTAATGTACTGGAGACCATCATCAGTCATTACCTGACAATACTTAGAAAAATAAACTGCATCTTTACTGCATTTTTCTATTTCTAAAATCTCCTCTCTGGTATACTCAAAAAGGATATTGGCCCTCTTAAAAGAAGGATCACTATCGTGAAATGGATTGTCTACACTTTTGAAATCAAGACCTTCCTCTTCCGCTTTATATAAAAGCTCATTTACCTTCTTAGTGTTCCAATAATTGGATTCTAAGAGTTCTTCATCTATATCCGCTATCATATGAATAGGTCATCATCAATTTCTAGAATGTCATCCTCATCAATGACAATATTTCTGGAAGCGTCTATTTGTGCTTTTTTCTTGGCGTTAACGATGGCGTTTTCGTTTTCTTCCTCTATTGGTTTTACGTCTTCAATCTCAGCACCGAGGATATCGCGTAATCCTTCCATCAGTCCTTTAGTACCTCTTACCTTCACCCCGTTATTTTCGCCTCCTCCTGGTTTGATACCAGAGAAAAAGTCGTTGCCGTTGGTTTCGAGTGCGATTGCTCCGGAGTTGGTTTTAACCTCCATTTCTTTACCTATTCTCTTATAACTTTCCTCCATCTTCTCCATGTAGTTTTGATAGTCCTTAGGCATCTGCATAATCTGAGATTGCAACTGTGCAAGTACTTCAAACATTCTAGGATTTGCCATTCCAAGATCTATCTCTTCAAGAAGTTTGGTAATAGCATGCTGTGCAGTTTTAAGCTGAAGCATCATCGATGAAATGTTCATCGAATCTATTTTCTTCTTATAAGCGATATAATCCGTTTGGTCTATTAAATTTTCGTCTAGGTAAAATTTAACGATAGAATCCATTAGAGATTTGGCATCACTTCCAGTTGATTGTGTAACGTCCTTAAAGTTCATCACATCAGTCGTCTTTAATCTGGGTAATTCGTCTGGCTGTACTGAATCTATATCTAGATTTTCATCTAACAGAATAGAATCCAGAGAAGCTTTGATTTGTTCCTGGACAACTTTATCCGGTTTTGGTTTTCTTCTTGGCATAAAAAAATTATTAGAAATTAGCCTTTTCTTCTGATCTTCGGTACAGCCAGGGTTGGTTTGGCGTTGTCGATGATATAAGCTAATTGTGCGTCTCTTACAACATTTTGGTTCAAAACAATTGATTGCTTATCTATATCTATCATTTGCTTAAATATTCTCACGTTGCTAAGCAGCAAAGGGGATGTGTAGATTCTATAAGCATTGTTGTCTGTTCCATAAAGAGGGTTCGCAGGATTTGTCTCAATGCTCGCAGGTAAATCGAACGTATACGTTTGTGTAAGAGCACGATAGGACTCCTGGACCTTTATCAAATTACTTGATTGTTCTTGTGGGTTATTGGGATCATAAGATAGCTTCCAGAAGTTGATACCCATCTGTTTATATTTGTTAGAAATGTTAACGACTAAGCCATACCACTCTCCATACTCAGGCACAAATTCAAGTCTAGAATTAAATATTAGGTCATTTAATCTTACCTCTATGCTACCTTGCTGAATGAAGTTTGTGTTACTGGGTTCCTGAACACCAGAATGTATTAAATCTATTCTTACCCCTTGTGAATTTCCATTAGAATCTAAATAGTCTCCTGCAATTAAATTCCTCGCCTGTGCTTTTTGCATTTTCAGGGTTGGATTATTAATAGAGTAAGGAAGGTTCGGATTTACTACGGAAAACTTAAAATCGTTAATAACTGATGCAACCTCAAATCCGCCACTGTGGTTAATATCAGATTGTATTGCCACATATCCATTTGGATTACTTGCAAAATTCTGCCAAGCAGTCAATCCGTGTTTGTATGGATAAGAATTGTAAACTATTCTAGTTGGTGTTTCAGCTTCTTTCGTAATCGGTGCTGGAGAAAACGGTTTTTTAGTTAAGCTATTTTCGTTAACATAGTTCTTGATGCTAAACCAGCAGGTGTATGAAATTTCTCCGTCAGCTTCCAATTTTGGTCTATTAACATAAACCACACCGTTTCTATACTGATTTGGTTCAAACGGAAATTCATTGTTAGTTACAAACGCATCGTTAAGATCATAGTAATTATTGAATATTATGGTCCAGTTGTTATTCAGATCATATCCTACGATCGGGAGTTTTTCATAAACATATGTTCTGGTAGGATC